GAAGGCCGCGGCTAACTTCGCGCTGGCCCAAGAGCGTAAGGTCAACGCGGCGCGCGGTGTGCATGACATCCATGCCGACTTTAGCAGCGACCCATACGGGCAACCCAACGTGGCGCCGGACAATCCGCCGGGCGCATCGCAGCCACAGCAGCCTGATCCCGAGCAGATGCCGCCAGATGTTGCCCTGGCCACTCATCTCGCGGACTTGCGCGGGAAACACGCCAAAGCCGCGCTGGACGAAGCCAAGGCGACGCAGACAGCGCACCAGACTGTCGGCGAAATCGCCAATACGCATCAGATGATGGTAAATACAAACAGGTTGATACGTTCTCCAATACCGCAGGCGGCTCCGCCAGGGCAGCCTACGTGACGTGTTTCCACTGCAATCCGCATCTGATCCTGGAAACGCACGACCGATTTATGCCGAACACTTTAGCTACCTTGGCATTAGACATGCCGCTTGCTGACATTCTTCGGATCTGTCTCACGGCGTCATCGTCCAGTTTGGCGCTTCTCTGATCGACGCCGAACTTGGGATTGGGGGTGGCCTGCCTTCCGTTAAGACTAGCGTGGGCGCAGTTCTCTTTGTGGCTGCACCATTCGAGGTTTTCGGCGCGGGCGTCGGAGATATCAAAGTTGATGTGGTTGACGACCGGCTTGTTATCGGGGTTCGGAATGAACGCTTTCGCGACCAACCTATGGACCCGAAGCGTCCTTGTGACGTCTCCATCTTGGAGTGTCACCCGCAGATAAGGAAGTATCCAACCTCGCGAGGTGCGCAGAGTTTGGAAGCGACCGATTTTCAGGAGTTGGCCAGCGCGCGCCCTAATCGCAATCCCGCCGTTAGGCATGGGAACGGTGACATCGGTCGCCCTCCGCACTCGTCCCATGTTGCTCACCTCGTAATCGGGATGAGCTGCGATAAGTCGCCAGACTTCGGCTACGTTCTGATCAGCCATTGCGTGTGCTCCACAGACACCGTGATGGTCAGGGGCCGGCGGCTGCTGAGCACAGCGCCGGCTCCGCACATCATACCACACGCTCGTACGCCTATTCCACAACCCGGACAGCCAGGACAATAGCCATGCCAGCAACAGCAACCGGCCGCGGCGCGCAGGTTCTCGTTGACCCCATGAGTGACACCGCCAAGGCAATTCGTGGTGCCTATGCTGCTACGTTCGAGGCCAATACCGCTAAGGTCGCGGCCGACATCGCGGCCGGGCTCCATGCGGCCAGTGGCAGCAAGCCAGACGGTACCACCAGCACCAATATCGCGAGCGACATTGCGGTCAGCCCTTCAGTGGCGCCGAGACAGGCCGGCTCGCTGGTGGTCGGAAGTAACGCCGGGCCGACCATCGTCGCTGGCACCGGCGTTGCCAGCGGTACCCAACCATCCGGTTCCATCTTCATCCGCACGGACGGCGCCGCTGGCGCGCGGCTCTATGTCAGCCAGGGCGGCGGCACCTGGATTGCAATCGCAGCGGTCTAATCACTGAGGACATCCATGGCTAACGAAGCACTCGACGGCTTCTTGGCAGCGGGCGCGCCCGAGGCCGCACCCGAGCCACCGCCGGAGTCCGCCGCCCCGGAACCCGCACCGGAACCACAGCAGAAGCCGGACGCGAAGCCCGCGCCTGAGGCCAAGGCTCCCGCGGCCAAGGAACCGGAGGAGGACGAGGAGTTCGAGCCGGCGCGCGACGGCGAGATGTTGGTACCGCGTCGGGCGCTCGAGAAGGTGCGCAACGACTGGAAAAGCAAGGCAGCCGCCGAAAGGGCGGTAGCCGAGGAACTCCGTCGCCAACTCGAGGAGGTCAAACGTGCCCCGCAGACGCCGGCACCGCAGCCCGCACCCGCGCCGATGATGCATCAGCGGCCGATGCCGGATCCCGCCACCGATCCGCATGGCTGGGCAAGGCACGTCCAACTACAGCACCAGGAAGACATGCTCAACGAGCGGCTGAACAACTCGGAGGAGCGGCTGCGCGATAAGATCGGCGACGAAAAGCTCGATGAATATGTCGCCGAGTTCAAGCAGCTGGCCGAGCGCGATCAATCATTGTTCCCCAAGCTCTATAACCAGAGGCATCCATATGGCTGGATGCAGCGCGAGGTGGAGCGCCAGCGGGTGCTGCGCGATGTCGGCGAAGACCCCACCGCCTACCGCACCAAGATCGAGGCCGAAGCGCGAGCGAAGTGGGAGGCTGAGGCCCAGCAACCGGAGCAGGGCAACGGCGGCGCTCGCATCTCGCCAGCGGCCGGCTTGGCGCCGTCGCTAGCCAATGCACGCAGCGTCGCGGGGCGGACGACAACGACGTTCACCGGGCCACCTGCACTCGAGGAGTTGTTCCCCGGGCATAATCGCCAGCCCCAGCGGCGTTAGTGAAGCAGCTTAGAGATCGCCCATGCGGCGCCGATGACCACCAGAGGACTACCGATCATCGCCGTTATCATCTGCCAAGTGGTCGGAAGCTGGCTCAGCTTCCCGTCCATACGATGCACAACGACTGAGAGGGCATCGATCTTGTCGCCGAGCTTTTCCAGGGCGGTTTTGATGTCGGCCATGTCCTCCTCCAGCCGCTGGACGCGCCACGGCAGGCTAGCAGGGTCCGGCGTCTGGTCATTCATGGCGGGCGCTGTAGTGGTCGGCATAATGCACTTCTAGATGCCTGCCAGGGTGCAATTCCCATCCATCATTGCATGCCATCTTGAAGCATTTGGCCGGAGGCACCTGTAACGCCATGAGGTTCGGATCGAACAAGGTCACGTCGCCGTCCCATACCGTCGAGTGCTCCTCGCTGGTGACGATGCGCCAAACGCGGTCAGGCACGCTCGCTTGCGCAAGTTCCAAGTTGAAGTTCACCAGCCAATGACACGCTGCATGTTTGACGTATTGCCAGTAAGCCGGCATCCGGCCGCGATGGTCGCACCACCAATCGCAGGACTCGAACTCGTGCGGCACCATGCCAGGCAGGAACTCATGCCCCCACCGACCGAAGGTGAATTTGTTGAAGTCGCGCACGAGCACCTCTGCAACCTTGGGATCGGCGAGATGCGGGCGGATGCGGCGCCAGTGGCGCTGGATGTCGTAATACTGCATGGGCCTCACTCCGTCCTGGCGAAAGCGCCGTGCAGGCGCAAGGCGGCTTTGGCGTAGGCCGCATGCGCTTCTTGGGCGGTGTCGAAATAGCCTAGGTGGTGTTGCCGTTTCTGATGTTTGATCTGTGCCAGCCATCTACCGGCCCGCTTGTCCCAGTAGGCTCCCTTGAGCCCGGACGTGTTATGCTTCGGCGTCCCAACGTTTCCCATGCTCTGCGAGCGAGTAGCGATGCGCAGGTTGCCGATGCGGTTGTCCATCTTGTCGGTGTTGACGTGGTCGAGCTCACCTTCGGGCCACCTACCGTAGACATAGAGCCATGCGAGGCGATGGGCTCGATAGAGCCGCCGATTGATACCCAGAAGGACGTATCCAAGCCGCTTGCACTGATGCCCAGCAGGTTTGCCGGCATACCGGACGTTGGTAGTGTGATGGACGTTTTTGCGTCGCCGCCAATGGAATTGGCCGGTCGAGTGGTCGTAGTCCAGCACCTCCCGTAGCTGCTGGGCGGTAAGATCGTCTATGAATTGTCTAGCCATGATCTGTGCTTCCTCACAGTAGTGGTCAGAGGCCCGGTGACTGCTGAACACAGCGCCGGGTCTCGCTTTCTACCACACTTCGTAGCCTGCCGCCGAGGTACTTTTCGGGCGTTTCGCTTAGCCGCTGAGCGTTATCAGCGGCCGTCGCCGCCGGATGTATCGGGCGTCTCCTGCCGCCGAGGTTACGGGCGTTGCCGAAACGAAAATCCGCAACTTCCCAACAACCTCAGCGACAGGAGAGTGTTACGTGGCCGATATGAATGTGACTCCGGCTAGACCGGGTTTAACGCCCCTTATATGGGATTCGGAGTTTTTTTCCGAGTACGTACGTCGCAACCAGTTCGCGAAATATATGGGGACGGCAACGAATTCCCTCATACAAGTCCGGGAGGATCTGACCAGGAAGGCTGGCGACACTGTGGTGTTCCCCGCGATGCGGCGGCTGGTCGGAGCCGGAGTCACCGGCAACACCATTTTGGAGGGCAATGAGGAACTCCTCAACCTCCGCTCGTTAAACCTCGTCGTGTCGGCGTTCCGGCACGCCGTCGCCGTCAGCGATTGGGACGAGCAGAAAAGCGTCGTCGATCTGCGTGAAGCAGCCCGCGAGGCGCTGATGACGTGGGAACTCGAGAAGATGCGCACCGACATCATCACCTCGCTCGGGGCGATAACCGCGGATGGCAACGTGCAGGTATCGTATGGCGCGGCATCCGCCGCACAGCGCAACGCCTGGCTGGTCAACAACACCGACCGCGCCCTGTTCGGTCACCTCAAGTCGAACTCTGTCTCCGGCGTCATGGCGACCGCACTGCTCACCATCGCCTCACCAGGCGACCGGATGAGCACCGCCATCCTCACGCTGGCCAAGCGCATGGCACGCACCGCCAACCCCCGCCTCAGGCCAATCACCGTCAACAATGACGAGGAATGGTATGTGGTGTTCATGCCGTCGATGGTGTTCCGCGATCTGCTACTGGATACCGTGATCACCAACGCGCTGCAGTATGCGTGGAACAGGGGGACCGATAACCCGCTGTTTACCGGTGGCGACCTCGTGTACGACGGATTGATCATCCGCGAGATACCGGAGTTGCCCGTCATCGCTGGCGCTGGTGCGGCCGGTATCGACGTGGCCGCCTCGTTCATGTGCGGCGCACAGGCGCTTGGATGCGCTTGGGCACAGCGGATGAAGAGCACAACTAATACGCGAGACTATGGCTACATGCACGGCGTAGGGTTGCAGGAGGTGAGGGGAATTGGGAAGCTCAGATTTGGTGTAGACCCAACAACTGACACAACTAAACCTGTAGATAACGGGATACTAACTGTATATACAAGTGCCGTGGCCGACGCATAGGAGGAACAGCCAATGTCCAGCACGACACACCCCACCCCGCCGCCACCTGCGCCACCGAAGGTCGACCCGGCAGTCGCGGCCGCAGCAAAGGAGGCACAAGCCGCCGGCTCCATCGGCGCGCAGGTCATCCTCGACTTCAACAGCCAGGCCGGTCTCGGCGCGCGCGGCGGGGCGGCCGCGACCATCGAGGAAAACACCGTGCTGCGCGACGAGAACCTCGCGGCGGTCGGGCTCGACCCGGCCAACCCGAGCGGACCGCCGACCGGCGAGCCTTGGGTGCCGCCAGCAGTCGCCGCTGCCGCGGCGCCGAAGCACGTCGCCAGCTCCGCTACCAAGATGTCGAGCCTTGCGGCCGGCATTCAGGATCTGCCGACACCGCCGCCGCCCGCCGCCCACAGCGGCACCAAGGCCTAAGCCATGACCGTCGGCGTTGCCGACATTGCCGAGCGGGCATTGCGACGGCTTGGCGTCGCCGTGGTGCCCGTGGCCAACCGGCCGCCTCTGGCGGTGACCATACCAGTCGCCACCATCGCCACCAATGCGCTGCTGTGGCTCGCCGTGATCGCCTCGGACGAAACGCCGAGCGCCACCGATCAGGCGCTGGCGGTCGCCAAGGTGAACGCCGTGCACGACAGTCTGGTATCGCAGGCGTTCGTCTCGTGGACGTCGGGCGCCATCCCGCAGGCGATGAGCGAGGAATACACGCTCTTGACCGCGATGCATCTGGCCACGGCATTCGGCAAGGCGGCCGATCCGGCGCAGCTGCCGGTGTTCGAGGGTCGCGTGCGTAAATACCAGGTCGTAATGGATGCGCCGGCTGCGGCACAGAACGCGGTGATGGACGTGCACAACGATCTGTCGATGCGCGGCCTGGTGCGATGGTCCTCGTGGGATATACCAGACAGCGCCGCGGACGCTTATGAGATGCTTGCGGCCAATCAGATCGCGGCGTTGTTCGGCATGCAGGACGATGAAAAGGCCGGCCGCGCGTCGGAGATTCAACTAGCCCGGATGATCGCGCTGCCGACCAGCGGGGAGAGAACTCCCGCTGAGTATTTCTAGGCCGGGGATGCGTGTCCGTGCTATGGGAAGAGTGTTCCCCGCACGCGCGGGGATGGCCCGGTCAGGGCGGTAGTTACGTCGCCCGAGATGAGGTGTTCCCCGCACGCGCGGGGATGTGCTATTCCAGAACCGGCAGGCCGTTTCTGAGGCGACCTGCCGGCTCCGGCTGGGTTCAGAAGCGGACCTTGATACGAACCTCGATCCGCTTCTTTCCCCACCGGATCACAACGCGGATTTCCATCCTCGCGTTCTCCGGTGCAACCGCACCCTGTCCGGGCCTGACCTTCGAGGGGTTGCCCGGACTCGCGGGCAACGGTCGCACACCGTTTCTAACACAATCTCTACGCCGGAGCATGGCTAATGCCAGACGGACTGACCTTCGGCAGCGCGCCGGGCGCTGCCAGCCAGACCGATGACGGGCTGGACTTCAACGACTTCATCCAGCCGCCGTCCATTCCGCCAGACCCGATCGGCGACGACTGGCGTGGGCCACCGGGTCCACAGGGACCGGCAGGCGGTAGCTACGTGCTGCCGGTTGCGTCCACGACCATCCTTGGTGGCGTCAAGATCGACGGCACGACGATCCACATCGATGGTAGCGGCGTCATCTCTTCGGCAGCAGTGGGCGGTGTTTCGTCGTGGAATACGAGAACAGGCGCCGTTGTTCTCACCTCGGCGGACGTGACTGCGGCCCTGACTTTCACGCCCTACAATGCGACCAACCCCGCTGGGTATCAGACCGCAGCACAGGTCACGACCTCGCTTGCGCCCTATGCGCCGCTGAATGCGCCGGTGTTCACCGGGGACGCCCGAGCCGTCACCGCAGCACCCGGCGACAGCGACACCTCGATCGCCACCACCGCGTTCGTCGCTGCGGCTCTGTCGGGCGCCTCAGGCGGCGCCAACGTCGGCACGACGCCGCCCGCGTCACCTGCTGTCGGTGCCCTCTGGTGGGACAGCAACGGCGGTAACCTCTATGTCCGCTATAACGACGGCACATCCACCCAGTGGGTGCCGGCAACCGCGCAAGGGCCGACCACGTCATTGCCGATCTCGTTTCCGTTCGCGGGGAGACCGGCAGCCGGAGCCCTCGTCAACGTGCCGATGCCGATTGCAGTGACGGTGCCAGCCACCCTCGCCGGTGCGGTGACGTTCTCCACCACCAGGACCACCGCCTCGGCCGTCTTCGCCGTCAATCGGATCACCGTTGCAGGCGTTACCACACAGCTTGGCACTGTCACCGTCACCGCGACCTCTGCCACCAGCAACACGCTCGCTGGAACGGGCGGCACGCTCGCGGCAGGGGACACATTGCAGATCGTGGCGCCCGGCACGCAGGACGCTACGCTCGCCGATCTCGGCATCACCGTGCTGGCGGCGCGCGTCTGATGGCTAACACCACATGGAATTTGGCGGATAAGTCGACGGTGATCACACTAAGTGGCCTCAATCTGGTTGCCACAGCGAATACCGCGAGCGCCTCCGGCGGCGTGCGGACAATCGCAAGTCTGACGGGCGTCAAACTCTATTTCGAGATCACGCTAACCTCGCTCGGCGGTGGCGGCCTCTATTCTGGCATTGCATCGGCGACCGCCTCCGTTATCACCGCTCCAGGCGGCGCAGGCACAGTCACGGTCGCCTCGACCAGCGGGAACATCCTGGTTGGTGGCGCCGCCTCAGGCGTTTCTCTCGCAGCATTTTCGGCTGGGCAGATTGTGTGTGCGGCTGCCGATCTCATTGGAAACCTCGTCTGGTTCAGGAAGGGTGCTGCCGGCCTCTGGAACAATAACGCCGCCAACAACCCGGCAACCGGCGTCGGTGGTATTTCGATCTCGTCCATATTCGGGGCAACCCCGGCCTTTGGATATTCAGCGTTTCAGGTGGTGGCGAACGGCACGTCGCTTTCCGCCAACTTCGGTGATAGCGCCTTTACTGGCGTGGTGCCATCTGGGTTCCTTGCCGGCTTCCCGACTGTCGCGCCTCCAGTTACGACAGCGCAGGCGCGGGCGATGATACTCGCATGAGTCGGATCGCGCTCACCGGCGGCGCCTATCAGGCGCACAGCGTTGTCGCCAGCGCCCAGCGCAGCATTGGAGGCGCCTGAGTTGGCCCTGGACTTTCCTAATTCCCCCGCAGTGAACGACACCTGGCTCGCGCCCAACGGCGTGACCTATGTCTGGACCGGCACCATGTGGTCGGTGCAGAGCGGCGCCTCCGCTGTCACGAGCTTCAACACCCGCACCGGCGCGGTCACGCTCAGCAATACCGACGTGACGACGGTGCTGCCGCCGTCCTCGACCACGCCGCCGATGGATGGCACGGCGGCTGTCGGCACCGGCACAACGTGGGCGCGCGCGGATCACGTCCATCCGACCGACACGTCGCGCTACGCCGCGACCAACCCCTCCGGCTTCCAGACCGCGGCGAACGTCACGACGGCGCTCGCGGCCGGGCAACCCGGCGCCTTCTCCACACTGTCGGCCAGCGGCGCGGTTTCGGGTGCCGGCTTCACCACGCTGCTGACGCCTTACGCATCGCTCGCCTCGCCCACGTTCACCGGTACGCCCGCAGCGCCCACCGTCGCACCGACAGCAGCGGCAGGCAGCACACAGATAGCAACGACGCAGTTTGTCCGCGCCGGCACCACCACCAACGACAATGCGCTTGCCGGACAGGTCGGTGAGGTGATCCAGGCGGTCGCGACCGCCACGGCGATCACCAACGGCGTTGTAACGCAAATAGCCAGCATCGCGCTAACCGCAGGCGATTGGGATGTGTTCGGTCTGGCCACACTGACCGCCGCGGCGAGCGCCGTGTTCGTGAATTGCCAGGCTGGGCCGTCAAGCAGTCCGACCGCATACGCAACGTATGATGCGGTCTACAATAATTTTACCACTGCGGCCAATGCGCTCATTAGCTTTCCCCTAATCGAAAACCGCGTCAGCCTCGCGGCCGGATCAACGGTCTATCTCCTGGTATCGGCCGGGTTCGCGTCAGGCACGGCAACCGGTCAGGGTCGGATTACCGCACGGCGCCGGAGGTGACACGGTAATGGACAACGAGGACCGGCGACTGATGCTCGAGGGGTTGGCCGAGCGGGCCGGCAAGTTACTCGCCGAGCAGCACATCGCTGCTGGCGGCGACGGGAAGTATCTCGGGCTGGCGGTGGATGCCTTCGCTCGCATGGTGGGTGAGCATGCCACGACCGCGCTCCGAGCCGGCACCGCAATCCCATGACCGCGCAGACCCTCGTGCTGCCCTACCTGCGCACCTCGCCGCTGCATATCCCGCGGCGCGACGTGGTGCTCGGTGGCGCCGACTGCTTCGCCCTCGAGGTGTCGATCGTCGAGAGCGACAACCCGTCCGCCATGGCGCTCGATCTGACCGGCGGCATCGGCGGCCCGGCGCTGACCATGCTGATCGCACCGGACAACTGGCTGCGCCCCTCGTGGGATTACGGTGCGCCGGTCATTTGGCCCGGCATCGTCATATGGTCCGGCCAGGGCGTCATCTCGTCCACCAAACTCGGCACGTTCGACGTCCACTTTCCCACCGGGACTATGGGACAGTGGCCGCTCCGCTGCATCTGGACCATTCAACTCGACTGGAACAACAGCGGCGACAGCCAGATGCTGTCCTACGGCCGGCTGCACGTCATGCCGTCGGTGGCCCGCGTGGCGGCGCAGAGCTTCCTGCTGACCGATCCATTGCCGGTGGTTTTGACTGACGACGGCACACCAGTTTTGACCGATGGAATGAGCGCATGAGCACAACAGGGACAATCCCCGGCACTCGCATTATCGACATGCCGAACCTCGGCGCGGTCAATAGCAGCTCGTCATTCGTCGGCGAGCGCGCAGGCTCCGGCCGGTTCGACGCCACGGCACTGGCAAGCTACGTCGGCGGCACACTGACCTATACTGCGCCGGGGACTGGCGCGGTCACCCGCAGCATCAACTCCAAGCTGGCCGATGTGCTGTCGGTCAAGGACTACGGTGCCATCGGTGACGGCGTGGCGGACGATACTGTTCACATTCAAGCCGCGATGGACGCCGGCGCAGCCATCGGCGGCGCGCAGGTGATGTTCCCGATCGGCAACTACAAGATCAGCGCATCGCTAAACATCGGCAATGGCACTGCCTCTGCGGTCTCCACCAAGGCCGGCGTCGTGCTGGTCGGCGAGGGCGCTGCGGCGATCACGGGGTTCTTCCCAGGCTTCGCGCTCAATCCATCGGTGCGGATCACCTGGGCCGGCTCCGCGGCGCCTATGATCAACGTCAACGGACCCATTCAAGGCTGGGGCGTGCAGAACCTGGCACTGATCGGCGGCAGCATCGCGACGGTCGGGCTCAACGTCACCTCGGCGCAGTTCGGCGATTGCCGCGACCTGTTGATTTCCGGGTGCATGACACAGGGGATCGGCTCGACCACTGTGGCGCCGTTCGGTGCCCTCACGAACACCGACAGCCTGCACAACTCATGGCGCAACATCGCCATCTCGTGCCCGGTGTCGGCCAACGTTAAGGGCGTCGTGCTGACCGGGTTTGGCGGCGCTGCGGCGTCCAACACCTGCTACAACGAGTTCACCAACCTGTTCATCGGCCTGCCGGCGAGTGGTGCCGGATATGCGCTCTATCTGCAGAACTGCGACAGCAACAAGTTCCACAACATCCATATCGCTGGCGGCTCGGCGGCAGCCACCGGCATCCTGCTGGATTATACCTCTGTCCCGGGACAGATCTGGCCGTCCGCCAATTCGTTCTTCGGCATCGACACCAACGGGGCCGTACTGGGCGTCAATCAGTATGTGAACAGCGGCACGCCGAGCCAGAACGCGCGTCCCAATTACATCGTCGGCCTGGACGAGGACAACAGCGGCATCGGCTCGAACGTGGCTAACCTGTTCCCGAGCCGGCCGACCGTGATGACGCCCTGCGTCTATCTGGAGAACCAGTCCGCAGCGCTCGCTGGTGCCGTGCTGGTCGACCCTTATGCCAGCGGCATCTACCGGGTCGCGCTTTATCTCGCGACCATGGCAACCGGCAATGCCGTGACGGTAACCGCCTCGATCGGCTGGAACGATGGCACAGCAAAGACGTTTACGACGCAGCCGATCAACCTCAGCACCGGCGCCAACAATCCGCAGTATATCTCGCTGCCGCTGGTGGCGTTGGCCAACTTCGGGATCACCTACTCGACCTCGGTCTCCGGCGCGCTCGGCACCGGGCTCTATCGGCTGGCCATCGTCGCGGAGAGGCTGTTTTGAGCGCATCGCTACAGCAGGCCGCACCGGCACCGCAGGGCATGCGGCGCATTCCGTTCACCACGGAAAGCTATCAGCACCCGTCGCTGCCAGTCTCGGCCAAGCAACTCCTGAACCTCTACGTCGAGCAGGCGCCGGATGACGCGCGCAGCCAGGCCGTGCTGATGTCCACGCCAGGCACAGTGCCGTATCTGACGCTCGGGGCCGGGCCGATCCAGGCAGAGAACTCCGACCTGCCCGGGCGCTGGTATTTTGTCAGCGGCACGCACTTTTTCCGGGTCTCTTTCCTGCCAACCGGGCGGGTCATCGACGACCTGGGGGATATCGGCACACCGGTCGCCGGCGAAATCCCTGACTATGACCTGTTCTATACCATCGCGGTGAGCCCGACCGCCGTCGTGGTCTGCGTGCCGCCGAACGCATTCACCGCCAGCCACACGCCAGGCGATCCCATCAACCAGATCGGCGGCACCTTTCCAGGCGCCTCCAATGTGACGCAGAACGACCTCTATTTCGTCTTTACGTCGTATTCCTCCAACCCGAACTTCTTCATCTCGCGGATCAACGATCCAACCATGTTCGATGCGCTCGACTTCGCCAACAGCGACGCCGTGCCGAACAACCTGCGCACCGTGGTCGGGCACCGCGGAGATCTGTGGCTGATGGGCAATGCCGGGGTCGAGGTCTGGTATGACAGTGGCGACCTGAACTTCCCCTATCGGCGGCGGCCGGGCGGCGTTATCCCGCATGGCGTAGCAACCGCGCCATCGGTTGCGACCGGCGATGGCTCGGTGTTCTGGGTCGGTGCCGATGACATCATCTATCGGTCTGACGGCTATCACGCCAAGCGGATCAGCACGCACGCCATCGAGGTGGCGGTCACTCGCGCAACGGGGGCAAGGCCAGGCGCGTTCAACCTCGTCACCGCCTTCACCTACATTCGCGACGGGCATACGTTCTACTGCCTCAACCTGCCCGACACATCGCTGATTTACGATTGTGCCACCGACAAATGGCACGAGCGGGCCAGCGCGGCAGACGGCAGCGGGCACTGGCGGCCCCGCGGCATCGTCCACGTTCTCGATGAGGTGTTCTTTACCGACAGCCAGAGCAACCAGATTGCGCAGTTGTATCCCGATGCCCCGACTGAGTTCAGCGCATTGCTGCTGCGCCAGGTGATCCTGCCGCCGCTCTGGGCGGGCACCAACCGCGCGTTCTGCCATCGGCTTGAGATCGAGATGGAGACCGGCGGCGCCGCCACCATGCAGGCCGGCGACGTGCTACTGGACTGGTCAGACGACGGCGGCTGGACCTGGACTGGCGGCCCGCGAACAATGAGCGTCGGCACAGTAGGGCAGCGGCGCAAACGAGTGTTCACGACGCGGCTGGGCAGCTTTCGCCAGCGGGTGTTCCGGATCACCGCGACGGGGTGGGTGACGCTGTATGGGGTCGATGCGTACATCACCGGCGGCGCTTCCTGATGTCCACCACGACAAACCCGCTGGGACTCAAGAGCGAGCCACCGCTAAATGAGCAGCCACACGACGGGCGCGGCATGCCGACAGAGGCGTGGGCGGGTTGGTTCCTTGATGCCTCCGATCGGCTGAATAAGTTGCAGATCGGCGCGACAGACGGCAGCGACGCCAAGGCCGGCAACATCGGGGAGTATCTCACCGCTACGAGCGGCTCGGTGTCGCTGACGAACGCGGCGGTGACGAATATCGCATCGGTGGCCCTGACGGCCGGTGACTGGGATGTGTCGGGCAACGTGGCGTTTACGGCCGGCAGTGGCACGCACACGTTCTTTGGCGCTGGCATCGGCGGCCTCGATACGTTCAGCAGCGCCACATTTCCATCGGCGGCGCTCAACATGGGGATCGCCACGGCGACGCATCGCTACAACGTGACGGCGACCACGACGGTATGGGTGGTGGCGGAGGCGGGGTTCGGTGGTGGTACGATGACGGCCACAGGCACCGTCAGGGCGAGGCGGGCCAGGTAGGATGCTATTGTGCTCGCTTGTGTGCCCATCTGAATCTAAGGAGATTGGCTATCATCTCAGGATTGCGAGCCGCTACTGCCTTGCCTGCTTTGGACAGTCGTCGCCGTGTCTCCTCGCTGATTGGCGGCTTCGCTTTACCCGCTGCAGATATTCTTCGGCGAGTCTCTTCCGAGATATTCGCTCCTTGCTCTGCTTGATTTTCTTCTGCAGTGCATATACGCACGTTGCTTATCGAATAGGGGCCTGCGTCGCCAAACCTAGCCATGACGTATTGGCCCCTGCGGCGTCCACGCTGCTCCCATTTGCCACTTGTCTGCCAGACGGACCACCATTCCTCGAACGTCATCAGGAATATGACACCGCGCCGGCTCGCGTGTCCTCGCTGAGTGTAAAAGGCTTTCGCCTCTGGGTGGGATTTGCTCCATTTGCGCATATACAGATTATGCGCCAGCCGTTTGCTATCCTTGGTGGCAGCCATTGGTTCCTCTCGGTCGGGACCGTGGTTAGGGATGGCATCGGCGCAGCAACGCTGGTGCCATCCCGCTTATATCACACACGGAGTATCGGGTGAGGAATTTCCGTCTCATCCATGCCGGCCTAGATGTGTCACCGATCCTGGCTGAGCTAGAGGCGGTGCCCGAGTGGGGCCTGTACGCGGAGCGTAAGGAGCGCGAGGGAACGGCCCACGGCGACATGACCGACGTGTGGATTCGGTACTTCCCGCGAGAGACGCTGCGGGAGCCAGAGGACTACAATCGACCAGGTCAATGCGTGTTCTATCCTGTATGGGACCGACTTCCGTCGATGCACCGCGTCGTCTGGTCGCTGATGGCCTCGCAGAAGTCGGTAGAGCTTGGTGGGATACTCTGCACCCGGCTGCCTCCAGGGGGACGTATCGAGCGGCATAGCGACGCTGGCGCGTGGCATGCGGAGCGCTACAACTGCAAGTGCTATGTGGTGCTGGAAGCCAATGCGCGTTGCATCGTCGAATGCGATGGTGATGAAGAGGTCTTTCGTGTGGGGGAGATCTTCGAGTTGGACAATCTTCGTCCGCACTCGATGGAGAACGGTGGCACCACACAGCGGACGACATTGATCGTATGCTTACGGATAGAACGATGAAGCGCGCAGAGCATCAGCCGGTAGGCAGCCTCTGCTTGTATGCGGGCCTGTATGCAAAGACCTGGACCATCCAGGATCGTGGCACGCTGCTACCCCAGCATGCGCATCGATGGGATCACATCTCGTATGTCGTCAGTGGCGTTGTTCGTGTTTGGCAGGATGATGAGGAACTCGGCGACTTCATCGGACCGTGTGCTATCAAAATTCCGGCGCTCGCTCTGCACAAGTTTCTGACACTTAGCGATCACGTCATAATCCTATGTCTGCACAACGCCGACCACATCGAGGGCGACGAGCCTGCGGTTGCGCAGCGCGCCAGCCTGGAACTGGAGGACTGAGACATGCCTTGGGCAGTTGCGGGTGGGGCGATCTCTGCTGTCGGTGGTATCGCCGGCGGCCTCTTGCAAGGCAGCGCTGCATCGAAGGCGGCAGCACAGGCGCAGAAGCAATTTGAACAGCAGCGTGCCGACCTCGCGCCATATCGTACGGCTGGCCTCGCGCCACTTCAGGCACAAACCGATCTGCTTGGTTTGAACGGGCCAGACGCTGCCGCGGCGGCAATGGCCAACTATCAGACTAGCCCTGGCTATACGTGGCAAATGGAGCAGGGCTTGCGCGGGGTTGATGCCGGCGCCGCGGCGCGCGGAATGCTGAGATCTGGCGCCACCATCAAAGGCGAGGAGCAATTCGCGCAAGGCTTGGCCAATTCCGACTTCGGAACATACTACAACCGCCTGATGGGCTTGACGACACTCGGGGCAAACGCGGCGGCAGGTGGAGCGCAGACAGCGCAGGGCGCTGCGAACGCGGCGATGCAGACTGGCAGCAACCAGGCCAGCATCTACGGCAATATGTTTGGCGGACTGGGTGGCACGGCGAACACCCTGCTACAGAATAAAGACTTCCAGAGTTGGTTGGGTGGTAGTGGGGGATATACTCCGACCGGCACAGGTAGCGCGACCGACCTCACACCGATCGTTTAGGGACTAGGCCATGTCCGGCTATGCAGTCTCGCCGTTTGGCGATCCGAACATCCTTTATAAGAACCTGTCGGGACAGACGGGGCAGGAGTTCGAGCAGCGCCAGAACCAACTAGCGATCCAGCAGCAGGACATCGGCGGCCACGAGTTGGAGATGGGCGCGCGGCTCGCGGGCACGTTGCTTTCGGCATACAACACGCCAGAGGATCGGGCGGCGGCGTATCCCGGCATGCTGGCGCAGGCGCGTGCCGCGGCCCCCGGATACTTCAAGAACGCACCCGATACATATCCCGGTGACGCGCCGACTCGGGCGCTGGCGCAGTTGGGCACGCCGAGCGAGAAGCAGGCGGAGTGGGCCGCCAATATCGCGGCCAATAAGGCGTACACCAGCGCGACAGGGGCGCCCACGGCAACGGCGCCCGGAGCTGCGGCTCCTGCTGCGCCGGTAGTTCCGGCTTATGGCGGCGGTGGCGCTAACCAGGCACCGGTGCCCGCGGAATACATGCCCTATTTCCAGGAGGCATCGGCGCGGACGGGCATTCCGGTCGACGTGCTTATCGCCCAGGCGCGGCAGGAGTCTGGATTCAATCCAGGTGCCACCGGCGGCGCCGGCGAAGTCGGCGTTATGCAGATCCATCCCAAAACCGCGGCTAGTCCAGGGTTCGGCATGGCGGGGGTGGCGAACCCCGATGTGCTGCGCGATCCGCGCACTAACATCAATTTCGGGGCGGACTATCTGGCGGCCCGCGGCAAGGCAATCGGGGCCGATTTCTCCACGCCAGCGGGCCAAGCGGCCGCGCTGCGTGCCTATAACGGCGGCGGCGATCCAAACTACGTCGCCAACGTGTTCCGCTATATGCCGCCAGGAGGGCCGGCGGCGACGAGCACGGCAACAGCGGGTGGGCCGGTCATTGCTGGCGACAGCCTTGCATCAAGGGGCGGGCTGGGTGGCTCTGGTGTCGTGGGTGCCTCGCCAGCGGCGGTGCTCGCCAGCGTGCGGGCCGACTCGCGTGCCGGCAAATACAACGGGCAACCGGTGGTGCTATCAACTGGCGCCTCGAACAACCC